TCTCCAAACCGAGCAGACGGCGTCATGATTTGCTTTAGTGATATCCGTGAGCGAAAACGGAAAAAACCTGCAGGTGCAGGTACTCGAACCTATTGATAAGGAAAAAACATGGCAAAGTCTAAAAAGGACAAAGCGTCAAAGAAGGCTTTGTCTTACGGCAATTTATACACTCAAGAAGCAGTCACTCAGTTTCTGGTGAACTTTGGCAAGCAACCAGATACTGATGAAGTGCTGCGCAAAGCTGGAATTACACGCCACAGATTGCGTGTACTGCTTGATGATGACGAGATTGCACAAGTAGTTGAAACACGGATTGATGCACTTTTAGCAACACCGTTGCGAATTGAACCAAATGATACGGATGAAGCGGAAAAGCTGAATCTCATCCTGAAAGAATGGTTCCATGAAATTGCGACTGCTGCCATGAGTGCACTGTTCTTCGGGTACTCGGTTCAGGAAGCTGTATATGAGCTAAAGTCGGAAGGTTATATTGGTTTGCAATGGATTGGTGAAAAACCGATGCAATGGTTTGAGCCTAAGAATGATGGTCGGCTAATCTATCGTCAGGATGGAAACAATGCAGAGCATGAGGTAGATCAAGCATTCAAATTCTTCTTAACACGCCGTAAAGCCACATACGAACAGCCATATGGTAAAGCGCTATTAGCCACGCTGTATTGGTTATTCTTCTTTAAGCAGAATGGCTTCAAATTCTGGGCGAAATTCCTCGAACGTTTTGGAACACCAATCTTACTGGGTAAGTGCAAAGATACTGAAACTGATGATATGAGCAAAGCCTTGTTAACTGCTCATGCTCAAAGCGTATTGTCGATTGATGCAGATGATGATGTTCAGATTCTTTCCGCACCAGGAACAAACGGTTCAGCAGGGGCAGCGTTTGAGGCATTTAATAATCAGCTGATTCGTCAGATCCAGAAAGTTGTACTAGGGCAGACACTTACCAGCGGGACTGATGGGAAGGGAAGCTACAGTCTTGGTCAAGTGCATGAAAATGTACGAATGGATAAGCTTAAATCTGATATTAGGCTTGTCACACCGACTTTACAGGCTGTGGTCAATGCTCTATGCGCTTTAAACGGTTGGGGTGATTATGAAGTAATGCTTGGTGAAAAGCCAAAACCGCTGAATAAGGATCAGGCTGAGCGTGATGTTCATTTAAAGAATGCTGGGGCCAACCTTTCTAAAGATTATTTTATTCGTGAGTACGGACTGCAGGATGGGGATCTGGTTGAGCAAACACAAACTGCCTTCAATCAATTCTCTGCAGTACCGCGCCAGGCATTCAACTTTAAGGCATCAGCAAACAAGCTTTCACCTGAACAACAGGAAGTTGAAGAACTGGCTGATGGCCAGGATGAATTGCAGCTACTGAAACCGGATCAGGTCAAGGAATTAGTATTCAAGTCTGATAGTCCTGAAAGTCTGGCTTATAACCTGATGCAATTAATACCTGGTGCAACTCAGACACAGTTCACAGCTAATCTGGATCAGGCTTTATATGCTGCAGATGTGTTGGGATATGTGACGGCTCAAAACGGGAAGTAAGCTATGCAACCAATCGCGTTTCTTGAGGCACTTCGGTACGCTCACAGCAAAAAGATCGTGCTACCTGATGAATTTTACTCAATGGATCTAAAGACTCGGCAGATGGCAACTACGGTTAGCTTTCTATCGAGTCTTGAGCAGGTTGAAACAGTCATTAAGGCCGTGAATAAATCGATTGCAGACGGCGGTACTTTCAAGGACTTCCAGAAGCTCATTGAAGAATCTGAAATCATTCTGCCAAAGCACTATCTGGACAATGTTTTTCGTACCAATATTCAGAGTGCATACGGTCATGGTCGGTGGCAGCAGCAGCAACGGAATAAAGCTAAACGACAATACCTGATGTACTCAGCTATCGATGATAGTCGCGTACGTCCTGCTCATTTAGCTTTGAATCGTATCGTATTGCCGATTGATCATCCATTCTGGCTGACACATTATCCACCTTTAGGCTTTCGTTGCCGGTGCACCGTGATTGCCTTAACTGAGAAACAGGCACTGAAATACGGCATTACACCTGATGATAAGTTGCCAGAAGTGGCCGAAGCTTTAGATTGGTCATCACATCCATTGCAGTTTGGTGAACTTGAGTCTTTGGTTGATAAAAAAATCAGTGCATCGAGTTTAGATAAGGAATATCTCCTCGAGCAGAAAGAGGTCATCAGGGCAGAATGGACGGCGAGTAGAAAGCTCACCAGTCTGTTTGCTCCGATGAATGATAAGACTCGGGACTTATTCGATACGGTGGCCAATACAGTAATGCCACTTGATCCAAGCATTCGGCCAAGTGCGATTCGTACCTTTTTGGACTATGTGCAAGGAAATGATGCCGCACTGTCTGGTTATTTAAACTCTGCTACAAGCTCACTGGCTGATGATGTGCTTAAGCGCTGGCTTAGTGCCGACATGGCAGCGATTCAAGCTGTGGCGAGTAATACGGCTTCTACCGTAGTAGGTGCCGCAACTCTTAATCAAGTAGCGGCTTATCAGGTGGGGCAGACAGTTCAATTGAATGCGCCGTTGCTGATGGTTGATACAGCTTCAGATATCGTAATCAAGATTGAGAATGCAAAAGGTTTAGGTATTGATCTGGATGCACTGAATGCTGGCAACGGCGTGCTGATGCCGATGGGATTGTCATTTGAAGTAGTTTCGATCGAAACAGTTGAAGGACAGATGGTTTATACACTCAAGCCCTTGTTGAACTAATTTAAAAATGAATATGACCGCCTTCTGGGCGGTTTTTTTATGGAGCATGAAAAATGCCGCAAACAAATAAAAATGCTGAGCAAGAACAAGATCAGTTTTGTTTCCAGCTTGGCCAAGTCAATGTAGATAAGCCAGAAGAAGGGAAAAAGAAACGTACTTTCTCAGGTATTGCCTATAGTGGCGAAGCAATTACGGATCACTGGTATTGGGACAAAGTAGTCTTTGATCTTGATTCGATCCAGATTAAGGGGCGTATCCCCGCATTACTTGAACATCGTACTAGCCAGCGAGCTGGGGCAATCAATTCCCATTCAGTGAGCCATACAGAAGGCTTAAGAATTGAGGGAAACTTGCTTTCCAATGAGTTTGGTACACAGGTAGCTCAGGATTCTGATGATGACTTTCCATGGCAGATGTCAGTACGGATCTACCCAACTACCGTTGAAGAAGTCAAAGAGGGCTCAGTGGTGGTGAATGGTCGAACATTCCAGGCACCCATTGCGGTATTTCGTGGTGGTCGTATCCGTGAAGTGTCCTTTTGCGCCTTAGGTGCGGATGACAATACAAGTGCAGTGGCAGCGAGCCACTCTCCAAAAAACTTTAATCAACCAGAGGACACAGATGTGACCGAATTAGAAAAGGCTCAGGCCAAAATTACAGAATTGGAAGGTCAGGTGAATACTCTGACTGAGCAAAATAAACAATTCGCAGCTGCAAAACGTGAAGCTGAAATCAGCGCATTAGGCAAAGATCTAGGCAAAGAGTTTAGCGCTGAAGATGTTGAAGAAATGAAAAAGCTTGATGATGGCGCATTTGCATTCTCAGCCAAACAACTTCGTCAATTCTCAGCAGGTACTACTCAGCAGCCACCAGCTGGACAACAGCAACAACAAACACCAGGTGTAAATCCGGCATTTGCTCACTTGTTTACTCATCAAGCCAATCCAGGGCAAGGTGGACAGTCAAATCACAATGACACTCACAAATTCACTTCTGGTGCACAAGCATTTGCAGAACAAAAGGGGAAATAATTCATGGCTATTCACTATGTACCGCCTATTTCGGTCACTTCAAAACGACTGATCCTGGACAATGAAAAATTACGTCGTGCTAATGCCAAGGTGCCAACCGCTACAGCATTTAAATATGGCGATCTTTTAACACTGTCAGATACCAATGTGCTGGCCCATGCCACTGATGAAAAAACATGGGATGTAATCTGCGGCCAAAACGTTACAGCAGCTGAAGCCACAATCAAGGCCGCTGATGGAATCGAAATTCCAGTGTATTACGGCGGGGTGTTCAGTATTGAAGCTGTCTCACTTAATGGAACCTTGCTGACTACTGCTCAATACGATGCAGCGCGTGCACAGGCAACTAAAAACAAAATCGAACTTTCTAAGGTGTAATTAACATGCCACAGTCTTTTAATCTTGAGGGCACTCCGCTCGAACTGCTTGATGTAGGTGAACTCGCACTGATTCACTCGAATTACCGTCCGATGGATACCTGGCTTTTAGACAAGCTTTTCCC